GAACCAGTACTTGAACCAGCTTCGTGAACAACAAGATAGTTACTGCTTGCAGTAAAAGTAAGGTTAGCTTCTGCGTTCATAGCATCTGTGCCAGTAGCAGTAAGTATTCTGTCGTTACTACCATTAGACATAAAGTCAGATACATCTACTGAAATAGCATCTGCTGCTACATCAATACCAGTACCTGCCCCAATGTTTAGAGTTGCGTCACCTGAAGTAGCACCGCCAGTTAATCCTGAACCAGCAGTTACTGCAGTTATATCTCCAGCACCTGCTGCTGCTAATTCACTAGCTATATATGCTTTTACAGATTGTTGCGAAGGGGATCTGTTGGCATCATCAGATGCAAAATTATCTTCATCTACAATAGCTCCAAAAGGGATTATGTCACTACCGTCACGTATATATAATTTATTAGCACCTGTGTCGTATGCAATTTCGTAATTATCTAAATTACTTGTAGTGGGTGTACCACTACCTCTTTTCAATAATATCTTATTAGCCATGTAAGCTCCTAATTAAAATGTTCCACCGTCAAACGTCGTGTTTGCGAATCCTCCAGAAGCTGTAATAGCTCCAGTAAATGCAGATGTACTTGATACTGCTAACGTACCAGTAATAGCTGTGTTTTTATTTAAAGCCCATTTAGTACCCGAGTGAACATATTTAATACTAGCTACATCACTACCAATAATAATACCAGCGTTATTAGCTGCAGAAGAATCACCAGCTCCACTAGCTATTACAATATCTTTATCTTCTACTGCTAATGTAGCAGTGTTAATAGTAGTAGTATCTCCTTGTACTGTTAAATCTCCACTAACAATTAAATCGTTTGCAATAGTAATGTCATTTGATAATTTATCTCCAGTTACTTGGTCGTTAGCTATATCTGCTGTAACAATAGATCCTGCAGATATAGAAGCTGTACCACTAGAACTAATAGCTATATCTCCACTAACTGCTGCAAATAATTTATTTTCAATTACTTCTAACTGCATTTTTTCTGTATTGCCAGTTTGAAAATCAACTGTAACAATATAATCATTGTTAGCTACAGATGTAACTGTACTTAATTCATCTAGATCTACACTTAAACTATGAGTTGTTCCTTCTCCACTAGTAGCAGCACTACTATCTATACCTACTCCACCAGTTACTGTAGCTACATAATTTCCAGTTGTTTTAGTTCCTAATGCAACTTGATTGTCTTGTATCTGTGCTGAACGCACTGCATTATTTGCAATCTGCGCATTGTCAACACCGTCATCTTTAATCGTAACTGCACCAGAACCTGCAACTGCAAAATTAGTACTACTAAAACTTGCTAAACCTTTTACACTTGTTGTTGCTGTTGTACTCACCTTAGCAGAAGCTACTGTTCCGCCGCCATCTGTTTGTTTTCCAATATATAAAGTTTCCCCCGCATTATCCCATGCCAATTCACCATAAGCTAATCCACTTGGAGTAGTACTATTGTTCCACGTATTTCTTTTAATTTTTAACGTATTTGCCATTTTTTATCTCCCTTTAAAATCCACCGCAATCTATTTCGTTATCGTCTATCCATTTTTGACTGGATGAGTCATATTTTAATAATGCACTATTTTGTGGTGACGTTATATTCGTGTCTTGTAATTCAGCTACTGTATCTTCTCCAAAGTTTTCAGCATCTGTTATAACCACATCTGTAGTTCCATTGTCAAATTTTAATTTGTTGTCATCAAAAAATACTAATTTAGTATATACATCTTTAATTTTATTTGGTTTTGATAGTGTTCCACCCATTACGTACTTACCCCCTGATTTATGTATGTAGGTATGCTTGGTTTAGATACATCACTGTATGAAGCATCTGACGGTATTGATACATCACTAAATGTTGCATCAATAGTTATAGCTACATTACTATAATTTGCATCCAAGTTATCTGTAAATGTTTGAACTAATTCATTCATAGCAGATCCAATAGAGTCAAAAGATTCTAATCCAAAGTTTCCTTTTTTCCACGTATTAGCCATTAATCTCCTAATAATACTACAGTTACTGTTGCTTTGTTATCGGTACTATGAGCAGAAGCGTGTACTTTACAACTTGCTAAAGGACCTGATACCAAAGGAATACATACTGATTCACCTACAGATAACGTTGCCATAACTTGTGAACCAAATGTAACAGATACGCTAGCTACAGTACCTAATGTACTATCGTATTTAACATAAAAAGCTTTTACTGCACTAGAACTAGGTACAGCACCTGTAGTTGTTGCAGTTCCATCAAAAGCTGATGTTGCATTTTCTAAAGTAGTTGCAGTAGTAACATCTACAACACCGACATACTTAATTGCTTTAGCATCGGTAAAAGTACTTTCATATGTACCACCTTGATTTCCAGTATTTTGTTCTGTTTGAAAATTAGTATATGTTTTACCACCTGCTGTGTCTATTACTTCCTGTTGTGGTTCTAATGAATTTCTTATTATTAATTTATTTGCCATGCTTCCTCCTAAAAGCTAGATTGCTTCACGTGTCTAATCCCACTGACTCTTCCACGGTTAGCAAACATTTTTCCCTCTTTAATTCCTTTTTCAAATTTTTGTTCAAAGTATGGTGCCATCTGTATCATTTCTGGTTTTTGTTCATACCCTAATTGTACAACTCTATCTACTAGATATTGATGAAACTGTAATGGTAACTCACTTTGTTCTGTCATATCGGTAGCGTCATTTGTATTAAAATGTGTTGCTTTTTTATAATAAAATAAAGTAACAGTTAATGCACTTGTTAAACTTGTATACGTATTTTTACCAGTTCTTGTAGAATCATATTCTGCTAAACCGATAGAATCTCTTTCTATCCAATAAACGTTATGTTTAGTAATTATATTTTCTGTATTGTGAGCCATTATGTTAAATCCCTATATTGAGGTCTACCCATTAATCTTTTAATTGTAACATGATTACCATCTTTGTCTTCAAGATCAACTGATTTAATTTCTAATATAGTATCTTTTAAACCATAATAACGTTGACTAGCTGTAGTTGTAAATTGAGTAGCTTCATCTAACAATAAAGTTCTTGCACAAAATTCATCTGACGCTTGGTTTAATAAATGTATAATTTCATTTAATCCTAAATCTGGATGATGTTTTTTAACTTGGTCTATCATTTGCTGCAACTTCATTTGGCACTCCTCTCATTAATAAATATGGTGATAAAAAATCTATAAAATCATTTTTAACTATTTGGTATTGTTGTGCTAACCAATTATAATCTTGCACTACTTCTTGTAAACTAGCTTGATACTGTTGTACTTCTTCAGTTACTTTTGTAGCATAAGATTGTATTTCAGAATTGTACTTAGATATTTTAGCAGCATTATTTTGTATAGCTGTTTCCATAACCTTGATAGCATTCTGTATAAGTCTTTGTGATTTTTCTGCTTGATTCTGCAAACTAACACTAGTAGCTAATTGTGCTGTTGCTTGTGCTGCAGATAAATCGTTCTGTGCTTTAGATACTAAAGCTTGTAGATCTCTTTGTGTTTTATCTAGCTCAGACTGTATGTTAGACTGATAAGATAAAGCATCAGATTGAAAATTATTTAGTTCGTCTTGCATCTGTACACCAAACTGTGAAAGTTCTGTACTTCTAAGTAATTGCGCTTTTTGTATTTCTCTAGCTACATTTGATTGATGCTCAGATATAGAAGTGTTTACTTCGCTTTGATATTTATTTAATAATGAATTAAACTCTCCTATTTTAAACTCATTATCTTTAATTGCTGCAGACATATCATTAATAGCATTTTGTATTAGACGTTGTGACTTTTCAGCAAACTCTCTATCTTTTTTAGTAGATGCTATTTGTGCATCTGCTTGCGCTTCGGCTAAATCTAATTGTGCTGTTTGCATACTAGCTTGTAAATCTCTTTGCACTTTATCTAAAGACATTTGATTATCTGCTCTAAATTTTTCTACATTACTATTAAAATCTACAGAATTGTTTTGTATGTCAGCTTGATAATCTTGTAATTTTTGTTGTTCTTTTCTTAAAGCTATTGCTGCTAATTCAACATCTTCAGTTCCTAAGAAAGTGTCTACCGAAGTTCCACCAGTTGCAAAATCAACACTACTAGAAGGATTATTATATTCTGGCGCTGGTGACACATCTGCTTTGTTACCCGAAGAAATAGTTGTACTAAACGATACACTTGTATCTGAAATAGTACCAACATCGCTATTAGAAGGCCCAGAATAGGTCACTATGGACAAACCGATGTTTGAGGTAGGTATAGATATACCTGTTAAATCTAAAGCTCCCATACTACCGATTGATGTTAAACTATAATTTTGTAGTTTATCATAACTAGGCGCTGCTCCTAAATTTATTTTACTAGAAGCTACTACATTTGTAGGACTTGATACAGAACTTGCAGTAGCACCATTACCTACATCTGAATTAGTTGGTCCAGTATATGTAATCAAATCTAAACTAGGTGATGAAGGTGGTGTTACATTTTGTAACGACAATGCAACTAATGTAGCATTTTTATTGTTTAAAAATTTTCTAAATACTTCACCTGCTGCATACAAAACTACACCTCTATTTAACTCAGGTGGAAAATTACCTACATCACTTTCACTTAACCCTGTATTAATTTCAGGTGTAATATGTTTTACTAATGCAGTTTGATTTGCTGTAGGTGCAGGTAATACACTTAATACGTTATTAGATACATAATATTTAGGATCTAACTTTGTAGTAAAATAAATACTATTCGTATCTTCATACTGACCTACAAGTTCTTCTGGTATTTCTGCACATGATCTTGCTCTTCCATTAGAGTTTGCATCTAACCTTGTTACGCTTACAACGCTTAATACATTTGTCATACTAAATGTTAAATTAGAATTAGTTAAAGCGTTACTATTTTGAGTTAATCTCATTTTCATATCAGGATTGTTCATAACAAGTTTAGTTACTTGTTTTACACCTTCTCTTAAATACTGAGTAGCTTCAGTAGTAATACTACTAATACTACCAGTTATAGCTTCTATGTCAGTTTGAAAACTCATTATTACTTAGCTCCTCTTTTTTTCTTTAAAACATCATAAACACTATGCATACCTGTTTGATTGTACAGTCTTTGACTTGTTCCAGCTTTTTTATTTAAACTTAAAATCTCAGAATAATTCTGCAAATCGTTCAAATTTCTTTGAGATCGTTTTTTAGTTTTAGCTAAGCCTATCAATTGTCTAGCTGCTCTAGTTACGATAGTCATTATTTTTTAGCCCTTCTTGTCTTAATTCTATTAATAGTATTTTGAATACCCATTCCAACAACAGTAGCTCCTAGTATAGCAGGATTAGCTTTAGCCAATTTCATTCCTTTACCAAAAGCATTAATTGCTTTACCAGCTATAGCTTGTCCAGTTGCTTTTCCGCCCATTTGTTTTGCAGTAGATGCAGCAGCTCCAGCTTTTTCAATAAATTTAGTTGCTCCTGCTTGTGCATATCCTAAATTTTTAGTCATATCTGCTTTTACTTTTTTACCATCAAATTTAAAACCCATAATTACCCCCTTAAATGAGGGGGAGTATTTCATCCCCCTCGTTATTATATCATGCTACACAAATTGTAACACAGTGTGTGTTTCTGGTAATGAAATTTCAAGACCTGCTTCTGTAAGAATCATGTCTTTTCTTCCATCTACTCCGTCACCTTGAATGTTAGTGATAATTTGCGTATCTCTTGATACTCCATTACCTTCTAACGGTCTATAAGCAACGTTGTTCAGATCGATCATAATAGCAGTATTTTCATGTTGATTTCTGAATAGTGGTTCAGCTACTAGGTTAATTCCACCATAAATAGTAGAAATTCTAGTTACAGCCATACCAAATTCATTTTGGATGTTCTGCATATCAAATCCAGAACCACCAGCATAAATGTCTTTACTGTTATTTTGTTGAGCCATCATATTACCTAAGAATGAGTTACCTCCTAATTTATTAAAGAAGGACATAACTTTTCTTGAACACAGAACAAGTTTCTCGCCACTGTTTCCAGATTCTGGTGAGAATACATCTTCCATAGCATCTACGAATGAATCGTAAGTTGCATCAGCGTATTGGAAAGTTTTTACTTTTCCGTATGCTTCTGTATATGGTAAGATACCCCATGTTCTACGCATTGGTCCAGATGTACCTGCTACTCCTTGGTCATCTGTTCCCATACCGAATAAGAAAGCATGTTCAAGATCCATCTTATGTTCCATAAGTTTTTCTTGATATACTCTCATGTATTCGTTAGATACTCCACGGTAACGTGTAGCTAACGCTGATCCAGAAAACAATGGTACAAGAGTTTTAAAGATTTGGGTATAACCCTCTCTTGAGAAAAACTCATCTTTCCATCCTGTCAAAGTGTCACCATCGTGACCCTCAGCGTATGCCGAACCAACTACTTGACCTCTAACGTTATCATCGATACGTAAGTGATCGTCTGCTCCAGGAGCTACTAAGCCCTTAGTTGCAGCAGCTGCTCCATTAGCAGAATGCGTTGGTTTTAATATTGCTTTTAGGAATGTTCCTGATATTACTGCATACGCAGAATTTGCATTATCTACAGCTGTCACCCTGAAATATGCTATTACTGGTTTGTCACTACCATCAGATCCATCTTCATCCCATTCGCCTTCTACAGCGATTATTTGACCTACAATTAAAAATTCAGGTCTTACACTTGTATCAACTTCTCTACCAAACTGGTCATAAGGTGCATCCAGTCTTAAACCAGTTACAGCCCAGTTTCCTGAACTATAATTAGTTATATCTTTAGCTTGAGCACATGTGAAGTTACGTCTTTGATACTGATGTCTTTGTTCTAAGAACTTGAACACAGGATCGTCTGTAGCTTTCTTACCGACTCTAGCTAGATAGGTTAAAAAAGGTGATGTTTGTGGTGCTAGTTCAGCAACTCTTTCTCCGAAGTTAAAGATTCGTCTTGAATCATTAATCGAAGAAGCGCTTCCATTAGCTCCGTCTAAAGTCACACCAGGTGTGATACTATAATTAGCCATCTTTTACTCTCTTCCTTTTAGGTTTATCTAAAATGGATTCTTTTTTTGGAAACTTCCAATCATGGAATCCATCATTTTATCTTCTACTTTTCTAGATGACTGCACATTAGCACTAGGTTGTGTCGCAATAGGTTTGGGAATAGCTAACTTTTCTTTGCGTTGTCTCATCACTTCTAATTGTAAATCTGCTGTAGATTGATTGACAACAGGTTGTTGTACTTGTTGTTCTCCTCTATGCAGTTTTACCAAATTGTCTAAGGACAATGACTCTGGTGCGGACATTTTTACAATAAAATCATTAGCTTCTTCAGGAGAATAACTATATTTAGTTTGCAAATCATTTACAAGTTTAGCTCTGTTTGCTGCTTCCGCAGATTGTTTGCTAGTTTGTAATATTTGTTTTTGTTGGTTATTCATTTGAAGTGTAGTGTATTCAGTAAGATTCTCTAAATACATATCCCTATCTGCTACATACTTTGCAGACTTACTATTAGGATCAGTTAGTGCTTCAGAAGAATCAAAATCGGTTGGCCTTACAGGTTTAACAGGTTTAGCTGTCTCTTGTATAGGCTCAGGTTGCTGTTGTGTAGGTTGTTCAATAGATGTTCTTTGTTGTTCAACTCTATCCATCCTGCTTTTTAAATCAAGCAGTTCAGCATCCTTTTTGTCAGCTTGGCTTTGCCAGTACTGAAATTGATTAGGATCTTCTTTAGGATTCACATCAATAGTTCCTTCTGATGGTAAACCTTCGTTTGACTTTGGCTCAATAGGAGCAACAAATTTGCTCACTTCTTGGTCACCAAATATCTCACTAAAGATGTCATCTTCTTTACTTGCATCAAGGGCAGTTCCTTGATTCATTAATGGATCTACGTTTGTTATCTCTTCATTATTCATAGTATGTTATTACCTTTCCCTAACTCTCAATTTCTTCAAGGGCTTCTAAAGATGCTGAAGGTCGATCTTCATCTTCCTCCATCTGTTCTTTGCCTACTTGTTTAACTGAGTTCATCAGGTTTTTTTCACTATCTGCTATCCTAGATTTATACATCTCGGTAGCAGCTTCAGCTCGATTAGATATTTTATCTAAATCGCCACTAAACTTTTCTACTTCTAAACGTTTCTTAGCATGTAGCTCTTCACGCATAGCAGTTTGAAGGTCTCCCTTGACCTTCTTTAATTCTTCTTGTGTCATCTGTAATTGTTGTGCCATTTGTTTCATTTGACCTGAACGTTCTAGTACTCCATCGATATCTATAATTTCTGATTTCTTTAGTACTTCTGCTTGGTCTATTAAACCCATTTGGAACATTTGCATATAAGTATTTAACAGTGCCATTCTATTTGTAGGTAATGTAGAACCAGCTACAACTTTTACATCGTATCTACCAATTGCTACATCATGAAACATTTTAACATCTCCTGTTTCACTTTCTTTAAAGAAGTTAAATCTTTCTTCTTTTTCTGTACCATTAGGTTGTACTAATCGTACAACTTTTTCCTCTGTATACATTTGTTGCATTAGTGGTACTGCAATTCTACCTACTTGATTTAAAAAGTTTTCTACATCATCTCTTCTTGATTTAATTCTTCTTTGACCAAACTCGTCAACAACTAATGTTCCTCTATACGTAGAAGGTGCATTTTGTCCACTACCTTGCATAAGTTCAAAAATACCAAAACCATACTCTAAGTCATACTTAGCATCAGCTTCGTTTTTATATAACTCATTTGGAAGTGGCACGGGACCAGCAACGATAGGTGCACCAAGCTCAGCATCAAACTCAATAACGCTAGTCCCCGCTTTACTCCACTCCTCCTCTATTTGACGAAGGTCTGCTGAGCCACGAGGAATCAATAATTTAACATTTGTACTTGTACTTGCATGAGCAATAATTAAAGATCGTATCTTATTAATATACTCTTGCAAAGGTCTATATAATCTTACATCAGATTCTGGATAAGGATTTCTGTGATGTATATTCATTAAAGGAACAATAGGATAATCTTCTACTGGTAATATTCTAGTATACATTAAATTATTTCCAACTGTAACACATTGTTTGACACAACACTTATCTATAACAACTGATTCAATTAATTCTAAACCAATTAATTCTTCTGTAGTAATAGGAATAATAGATGTAGTACTACCTGGTATACCATCCTTGTCTTCTGGACCAGCAACTTTTTTAGGGTCTTGTGGAATAATATTTCCTTGATCATCAAACTCAGGTTCTGGTAAAGTAAAATGAAATACATGTCCTATTGATTGTAAAATGTTGTAAAGTTCATCCATAGCTACTTCGTCAAACACAATTATTTCTTCTCCAGTAATCTTAGAAAGTTTTATATATTTTTTAGATAAGTATTCGTTGTACTCATCTTTATTAAATAATAATTCTTTTCTAGAAAATGTTTCATAGATATTGTAGTACTGATGCATTTCTTTTGTATATTTTTCAATATACTTTCTTTTGTTATGATATGTAGTAGTTTCATCTGTGCTAAATATTTGACCTTCACCTGCTGATAAATTTGTTTCAGGATAGTCTTCGTCTCCATCTACTGCACTTTCTGAATCCATTATAATCTCAGTAAATTCTGGATATACTTGCATAGCTTGTTCATCTGTAATGTATTTCACTACTAAAATATGTGCAGCATCTCTTGCATAAACATCTTTAGAGTTAGGATCAATGTATACATCTAGTGGATTTACTCCTTTAATGTACACTTCACCTTTACCTAAATCTGCATCTGGATCTTGATATACGTGCATTACGCCCATACCGCCAACATAATAATCGTCAATAACTTTTTTTAATTCTTCATCACCTGCTGATTGATCCCACACCCAAGAAAATAAATCTGAAAAAACTTTTGCCGTATCTCTATCGGAGTCTTCTCTAGCTGTAGAACGAAACTGTGGTGAATTGTAAGTAAGTAATGATTTAGCTGTTTCTACGATAGGATGTATTCTATTTACAACTATAGGTGCTTGACCACGAGATTCTAAGACTTCACGTTCGTCGTTAGTCCATTGTGCTCCTGCTCTAAACTCTAAAGACTCTTGAAACTTAACAGCCCACGCTTCACGACTATTGTCATATTCATTTAATAGTTCTAATGATTCTTGTACCTCTTCATGAATTTCACCTTCTTCTGGTGTAGGTTTACCTTTTTCAAATCCAAAAACATCAGACAGCTTATCTTTTGCTTCACGTCTTGACGCTGTCGTTCTCTTTTTTATTTGTTCTGGCATTTATAACCTTATATCCCTTTGGTACTTTTACGTCTGTCGTTTTATGTAAGATCTTATCTAAATCGTCGAGAGTTAAATAATATTTTTGTATATCAATATTCATATCCCTTATATTAACTTATAAGAAAGTATACATAATAGTCAAGGATATTATATAGTTTTCCAATTTTTTACAGAAGAAATGCCATATACACTCTCTTTTTGAGAAGAATACGACGTTTCGTGTAGTGGTTTGTAACAATTTTTATTAGCATAAAAGAATCCATCTAACAAGTCATCGTGTTTACCTCTAGGATAAAGTAACAGTTCATCTACGAAATGTTGCATAGACGGTTGTATAAATACCTTACCGTTAGCAAAGATAGGTTGCAAACTTTCTAATCTATAAGATTTGCTAGTTCTAGGATTCTCTTTAATTTCTAATCCTGGTATAAACATACCCATCTCTTCTGCTTTTTCTTTAATGTATTGGCGTAACATTTCCTGATAACCTACAGATTCAATTCTAGTCTTGGTACTTCTAAATGTTTTAAAGTTACTTATAATAGCATCTGCTAAATCTAAAGGCGTAGCTCTTTTCCTGTAGTAGGGAAGACAAAACCTATTACCTTCTTGATCTATAGCTATATTAAATATCACAGAGAAGTCAGCAGTCTTTTTCGTACTGGATGCAGGATCGACTCCTGTAAAGATGTTTACAGGTCTACTCTCTTCTACTTCCTCGCCATTAAGGCTCGTCAGGATGAGAGTTGACAATCCTTGTTCATCTTTTTCGATATATCCTTCGTAGTTCTGTATATAGTCTTTTCTAAATAAAGCATCTTCATCTCCTACGATTTGACACAAATACTCCCTATAGAACACAGACAGTCGATTAATACTTTCTAATTCTTCTTTCTTTTGTTTTAATTTATCTATAGGCCACACTTCATCCCATAGTGCTACATTGTTTTCTAGGTCTGGTCTAAACTCTAAGGTACTCCAACCTTTCATTTCTTTTAATGTTTCTACCATACAACGTTCGTGCTGCGGAGTGCCAATAACACATATTCTACCAGATAACGGGTCCAAGGATGGAACACCAGATTGCAACAACCAACGTAGATTGTATTCCATAGCTTCTGAGGTTTTAGTATTATTTTCATCTTCTGGATCGTCTAATATTAATAACGTTGGTCGTTGATTACCATGTTTAATACCACGTATCTGTTGCCCTGTACCTTTACAAATAATTAAACTACCATCTTTTAATTCCACTTCGGTGTTAGTCCACTTCTTAGCTGACTGCATTCCCCAATATCCAAAGAAGTGTCGAAACTCCTGTGAATAGTCAAGAACATCTTTTATCGTTCCAAGTAACTTTGTTGCGTGTGATTGTGTACGAGATACAAGTACAATCACTTTTACACCTTTAGTAAACATTAAATGAAACAATGGAAAAATACCAGCAGCAACAGAACTCTTAGCATGACCACGTGGTGCTATAATATTAATTTGTTTAGTATCGGTATCTAATAACTCTTTAGTTAGATCGTAATGAAACGGTGGAGATTCACTGCTAAACATATTCGGCATTACCATTCGGCCGAATAGCAGCATATCTTGTTGCATCTCTAATAATATTTTATTTTTGTTCATCTATAATTATAGTTACATCCAAGTTCATATCTTCAGCTACCTGTATTAAGGTGGCTAAAAATACTAACAAATTATTTTCTTTACCCTGTAATACTATCCGTTTCTCCATTAGGGAGCTCTTTCTTTTGCGTTGCTTTTAGTTTTTTCTTTTGTGTTTCAAATTGATTTCCTATTTGATGTGAGATGTCCATTTCTAATGTTTCGGTAACTTGTTTGTTTTTAGGTTGCATATCTACAAACACAGATAGTTCTTTAGCAGCACGAATCATATCGCCACTGTTCTCTTTCATCTTAGCTACTACAATAGCATCTTTCATAACATCTAATACAAAACCTTCATCAATTCCTTTTTCTACTAGTATATCTTTTAACTTATCTTTAATCATCTTCTTAACCTCCTTAGACTTCAATAATCTTTTTGCAGCAATCTCAGGTTCTTTCTGGTCTGGTCTATACAACTTACCAATTACAGATAGATCGGGCGATTCTCCTGCCATTTTGTACGCCAGATAACTATCTACTGCTAGTTCTGCACGTTTACTTTTAGCTTCTATTTCAGTATAAGACTTAGTAGATACTGTATTAAAATTTTTTGTACGCCAACGTGGTTCAAACTCTAATCGTCTATTATGTCCTAACCATTGCCTACCGTAAGGGAATGTCATCTCTATACCATTCTTATACTCTTTCCTGTAAATACATTCGCTTACATAGCCGTCATCACTAACACCTAGTTCACCTGGATAACATTTCTGCCAATGCTTATATGGTTTACCCTTAGACTCTTCAGGAGTATAAACCTTATAGTCTTTAGCTTTATATTTATTTATCTTTAGTTTTTTTGTTATCTTTATCATCTATATCTAGTTTATCTTTTAAATATTGCATGAACCCGTCTTTATCACCCTGGAACTGTATATACTCGTCTACTACTCTAGCATTGTTAACAATATCAGCCTTCAAAGTTTCTAAGTGTATCATCATCTTACCCATGATAGCCATTACTTCTTTTAAAGTAGGTTTATTATTTTTTCGTGGCATTGCCATTAACGTTTCTCCTTTACGTAATTAATTATCTAAATAATTAATGTATCCCTTAACGTTACTATTAACGTTAATACCTTACAATCAATTTTTATCTTCATCTTTAATTTTATCTAAACCTGTTCTCATTTTTTCTCTTTTAATCGTTATCGCCATCTCAGATGACATAATCTCTAACGTTTCTAAAATTTCTGGATCAGATATATCTATTTCAACAGATTCCCACTCTTTAGTATCCTGATTGAATTTTTCTAAAAATTTATTTTCTTTTAAGAACATTAATATCTTATCAAGGTGTTTCATAATATAACTTATGGATTTTTATTGGTTACTTACAATAGTTTAAAAAATTACTGTAGAATGCGTGTACGTAGTATATATACCACCTACCTCCCTTCTTAATTGATATTAATCCTACGATTACGTTGAATTTATCTGATAGTATTAATCTCAATTAAGAATCGAGGTAGCTGCACTCTTTTTGGTGGATAAACCATCACAATATAAATCACGTACCCATAGGAGGGACAATAATGAAAAATACTACACAAGAGATTAAGATGTCAGAAGTGATTGGCATCAATTACTGGTTCAAGGGAGCACGACTACCCGACAGTAAGAGAGTGGAAGACGGAGCACTAAGTCCGCTTAAAGATGCCAACGCACTTACTGAGCATCTTGCACACATCAACAAAGACAACAAAGGCGAAGACTTTACTAGCATACGTGTTGCCTTTGTAGCAGATAGTAACCTGCTTAAAGATAGTGCACAGTATGACGCCTTTGCTGCATTTGTCGATAGCAAGGATTGGAATATATCCGACACTAAGGATCAGAACGACAGAGAGCAAACGTGCTATGTAAACCCTACGACTAATGTGCGTAGTCATAGCATATTCATATCACCGAGGGTTGCGGTCAAGCGTACCCAGATGTAATGATTGCACATTAGCGTGTAATCCAATCCCCGTATTCGGAGTAGGCAGTAATGTCTATTCCGAGTACATATTATAATACCTTACAAAAAACTACTTGTAAGTGTTAGTAGTAATCAATAAAATAGTATTGCCAATCATCGTAGCAACATACCTCTTGTATCTTCATATAAGTTAGTATATCAATAACATATGATAACGTTACGATGGTTGGTGACACCTTACATAACAGATCAAATAAAAACTCTAGAAGGGAGATACACATGAAAACAATGTTAATAATATTGCTTATAGTAGCATTAGTCAGCATATGGTTCAGTGAAATGAAACGTATCACAGACAATGAAAGATAAGCAACCAACGTTCACCATAGTCATCGATGATGATAGTGATGAACTAAAACCAGTAGATAACTATGTCAAGGAAGGACACGCAGTAGGCTATGGCACAGAAGGTAGCTATGGCACAGACACAGATATCACCTTAGTTAATGTCCAAGCTAAGAAACGTAGTATCAAAATAGAGATATCTTAGTTGAAAGAATTATATTCAGCAAAGGATCATCTATACTATACTAAGTTAGAACACTCATCAGCGTTTTGCAAATGGTTCAAAGATAGATACAAGGTAGATCTTAGCACTTTGAATACCAGCAAAGCGTTCGATGATAAGCTTATTACAGTTAAAAAACGAATGTCGTTAAAATATATGTGGGCAATATATTATAATGTCGTTGAAGGGAGTAAGTAATGTTACAAATGGTATGCAAATATTGTAGAGAGACGATTGCAGCAAGTAACGCAGCAACAAGGGAATTAGATATCTTTGAACCTTGTTGTGTTGATTCTAAAAGAGAAATCAGTCACTTAAAAGCGCACTTTACAAAAAAAGCAGAACAACATGGAAGATGGAAGGTTGAATCAATTGATAGTATTGGCAACATTGTTGAAACTACTGAAGAAGATTTTGTAGAACCTTCCTTCTATGAAGCGGAAATGCATAGATAATGCATTCGAACAATATGTATGCTAATTATTTGTCGAATAGTTAGCATATGTATTAAATAAACTTAGTTGGAGGAAAAACTATGAAACCGAAGAATAATGATTTGATACTTGCATTGATACAAAAACGACTTGATGCAGGTGCAATAGAACATGGTGCGCAAGTACCATTAAATGACACTAGAGATCATATGACTGATTCTTTAGAGGAAGCGTTAGATTTAGCAGTATATCTAGCGGCAAAGATAATCGAAATACAAAGAAGGGAGTCTAAATGGCTAAAAATAAAACGACTTTGCATTATGACAAGTTCAAGGCTAAAGCCAAAGAACGTGACATTGAAATGCAAAAACTTGATGAATTCGTTCAATTCTTATTGGGAAGCAATAAAGAAGCGTATGAAATTCAGAACATAGTAACATATTATGTTGCAGCAGCATGGGATTGTTCATACGAACAAAAACGTGAAGATCACAAAATAATGGAGGAATCTAAATGTACAACGAAGTAAAAGTTATTAACAACTTAAAAGTTAATTACTCAAAAGCAAGTAACAAGGCTTTTGGTAAAAGAGGTAATGGTCCATTGGTAGACGGTAAATCGTGGCATGAAATTAGTCAATTTGGAAATATGCTTAGAAGTAAAACTAAGAATATAGAACTATGTGACTATTTTCAAATGATTTACAAAAATACTGATATTAGGATTGTGGAATTACAGATTGATGGTTCACACGACGATGGTGGAATCGAAGGTGTAACTTTTTACGATGAAAATGCAGATGAATTAGGTGTTCATTATGAAACTATGACATTGCAGTTACGTAAAAACTATCAAGATGAAACAAAACAAGAATGGGATATTAGTGGAAACAAATACGATAGTAGACAACAATTTGAAAGTATATTTGATCAAAGAACAGATATTGAGAGTAGTCAAGAGTTCTTTGCATACGTTTCAAGAAGTTTACTAGCAGTAAATGAATTACATGTAACAAGTGAAAACAATGCATGGATTGTTCACGATATTAACACTCAAGATAGAATCGTAAATCTATTTAGATTTGTTAGTAAACCAGTCGAAGTAAATTACTTACCAGGTGCATGGCATTCAAATACACTTCATGGTGTATTACTACAATGGCCAGGTGTCAATCAAAAACAATGGTCTGGTATAGAATCACATGCATACAGTCAATTAACAGGTGGATGGGAAATAAACGAAGGCAGCTCAAATACAATACAATACAAAATTGTAGAACAAGATGATGCTGATTTAAAGAAAAATCCTAAGTTTGATATTGAAGTAAATGTCGAACAGAATCAAAATGTTGTTGATGTTAATACATATGAAACAGCATCATTAATTAGATCTGATCATAGAGATAAATTGTTTGATTTTGTTAGAAACGAACTCAAGATTAAACCTCACGATGAAAGAACGTTGGATTTTAACATCAAGAAAGATAGAGAGAAAATCTATCAACTTGTAGAGTTCTTTGATAACGTTGGTAGGGTTAAATAATGGATCCGTTATTTCATAGCAAAAGTAGTGTCAAAAAATGGGGAGGTAATGTAGATGATTACATCGCTATTCATCATTGGTTTGATGACAGCAAAAGAGGTTTTGCAGATGTTACACATCGAGCTATGAGACATCATTCAGACGGTATTGGTTGGTGTATTGATACATTTGGTAAATATATAATATTATCAAATGGTAGGAAAATACCAGTTCGTTACGTTGCAGAACAACACGTAAGAGAAGACTGCGGCCATATACCATCTATGAAAGACTGGTTAGTTTGTATGTCACCAGAACCATGGATGTATAGAGTAGGTAAAACAAGTAAATAATTACAATAATCTTTTAGTGCCATATAAGTGGTCCGATAACAGGATAATCTTATTACGGTTGCAAAAGATGAGTAATAATAGTCACATTACAGTTCCTTGTGTTAAACAAGTTCCTGAGTGACTTAAATCAGAATAGAGGTAGCGATAGATTGAGCACGTGTAAAGCTACCTCAGTTCTGAATAAAATAAGGAGAAACAAATGGAATGGCGTAAAGAAGGAAATGAAATAAAAACACCGAATTTAGATCAAATAGAAATAATATTAGGCTATAAAGCTTATGCTGATTGGAAAGCAACTGAAAACTTTAAAGCTGGTGGTTGGCTAGATCTTAATCAATTAGAAGAGTTAGCAAAACCATTATTAATTAAAATAAAAGAAACGAGGAAAAAATGAGTAGATTGATAAATGAATCATTAACAGATTTAAGAAAAAGTATAAAAGAGTTAGTACTTACTCTTGATGAAAAACCTTATTCAAGCAATATGATTGGTATATTGTTAAACAAAATACATAATAAACATGGCGAAGAAGAAGCTACTAAAGCTATTGATGAGTTAGGTTTAAAAGATGAAGGTTGGGGATAGGTTTGAATAAACGTGAAAAAGCTTGGCATTATAAAAATGTCAAGCAAAATGATACAATTCAAGAAAGAATGCAAAAAATGACTTTCATTGAACCTTGGAGTGATGAAGATACAGAACGTGCTGAATCGTTTGCTAAAAAATACGGTAGAGCATGGCATATCTTTCAAGGAGTACCAATAAGACATCATAGAAAAGATAAGCAATGGATAATGCAATATTACGTCAAAGAGGAGGACGCAAATGAGTAAAGCTGAAAAAGCATTTGAATTACAAGAAAGAATAGGAAAACTTATTGACAAATTAAGTAATCTAGGCTTTGAATTTATGTATTTCAATAATATAAGTAGTATAAGGAGAAAACGTGACGAAAAACGAAGATGAAACATGGAGTATAGAACACGAAGGACCTTTAAACAAAAACAATATCGTATTTAAAATAGGATTATTAAAAAAATCAGTAGATACTGATGACTACGATAATGCGGAAACTTGGGAAGAACTTGATAAATTCGACAATACACACGAATCTGAAAGCAAAGATATGGATGATATGTGGGTTTGTGGTTATTGTGGCTCAGAAGAAGTGCAAGAACAAGTCTGGAGAGATATGAATACAAAAAAAATAATCGTTAAAAATGATTATTATCAATGTGTTAATTGTGAAGAAGAATCTACACCAATGAAACATTTTGATTGGACAGAAAAGATTGCTGAAGAATGTATGGGCAATAAAGATGAATATGATAAAATAATGAACGGGAGTCGAGCATGAGTAAAAAAGATGACATAAATAGAGAAAAGTACTGGTATAAATATGCAGAAGAAATGCTGCTTAATAAAAAGATTATATCAGTAATATGGCAACAATGGGATCCAGATGATGAAGATTCACAAACAGGTTTAGTTTTTGAAACTGAAGATAATGTAGCGTTTTTCTTATCATCAGATGACGAAGGAAATGATCCTGGTGCATTACATTGGAGTTCAACTAAACCAATGGGTCCACATGCAGATACTAATGGTATACTACCAGTTGGTATAATGTCTTACAATAAATACATAAAGGAGGTGTAATGTGGATAAAAATCACATAACATACATATCAAGTGATGGAGAAAAAGTTACTACTAAAAGAAAGTATACTAAATTTCCATATGATTTATCTGATTGTTCTATATTGTCAAACGAACATGGACAAATGGATAAATACTTAGAAGTAAAAAATCCTTTTAGTGGTGAATCTTATAGATTATCACCAGTAGAGGAAGCAGTTTACTCAGTTATAATGGGCGCACAATATATGCCTAATTATATGACCAATCAAAAGTTGCAGCAAGATGTACGCAAAGGACTAGATTGGTTTAGAGATAATAACGCAAAAGCGTACATGGTATTACTAGATTAATAACAATAACACTTGAATAAGGAGTCTAATAATATTAGATTCTTTGTTCAAGCTAACCAACCATAAGGAGAAAATCTATGGGATTTAATGTAAAAGACTATGCATTAGTCAAAGACCGTGTTCTAATGATACATGATGACATGCCAAAATGTCAAATTAGAACCGAATTAGTAAATGTACAACCGATTAAAGATACAGCAACAGGAGAAACATGTAATGAATACATCGTCAAAGCGGTCATCACGCCAGATCCATTATCAGAACCAGAAGTATACTACACAGGATATGCGGCTGAAAGAGATAATACTGGGTTTGTTAATAAGACAAGTGCTTTGGAAAATGGCGAGACGAGTGCGGTGGGTAGGGCCCTTGCATTTGCAGGTTATGGCGTTGATCATTCAATCGCTTCTCGTGAAGAAGTTGAGAACGCACAAGCTAAGCAAAAAGTCGTTAATCCAACTATTAAATCGTTGGAAGAAATAGACGATTATGCTGACGATTGTTTGAAACATAAACTAATAACAAAAGAGCAACATGTAGCTTACTTAAAGAAACGTGGTACTGGTTACTACGATACTAAAGTTAAAGTAACAAGAGCTTTAACACACTTTATGGAGCTATTAAATAAGATGAAAGAAGATGATGCTATTGAATTACAAAACATCAAAAACGAACATCTTACATCTAAACACACAGCTGGTGAAGAACCAGTGCAACAAGGAGAAAAGTAATGGCTATTACAGGTACTAAAGTAAAAAGTTCTAGTAATGGTAGTAATAAATACTTTATTAACAAGTGTTATATTACCAATGCAGAACAAATAGAGTCACAATATAGTGACACAACAGTTAAACTAGAGTTGGAAGACAATAGCAATGGTTATAAATATACAATGTTTATGAATCAGAACTATGTCAAAGACTTAAACGATGTAGTGACGGAGTTAAAATATCCAGATTTAGTTAATACATTGTTTCTAGCAGCTAATGTTGATTTGAACATAACAGACACAGGTGATATTAACCTATCAGATCTAGGTAATAAACAAATAGCTTGTTTAAGTTATCCTTCAAGTGGTAAATACAAACGTGCTATATGGTCTACTGTAAGTTCATGGACAAAAACAGATGAACTAGGCAAGGAGTTTGAAGAACAACTAAGTAAGGGCTATCCTAAGAACTACAAAAAGGAATCTGGTACAGTTCAACCAGAATCTAGTAATGTAGCTATAGAAGACCTACCGTTTTAGTGACAGCTAAAACAATACTACTCAACTGGGTATCAGAAAAAGCAGATAATCCAGGTGGTATGAATGAATTTTACTCATATGATATCGAACTGAATGTTCCATTATATGGAAAATTAAAATATGGTAAAATACACTCAGCTAGTACATATTCTAGACTATGGAGAGAATTGAGAGAAAATCCTCAATTGTTTGATAGTTTAGATCTTTTATGTACAGAAATTAAACACAATACACAGAAAAAGGTAAAAGGATGGTCGGTAATAAACACGAAGAAGTACAACGAGGAGACAACATTAGCTCTTCGCAATGCAATGACTACGTAGAGATAGTACTAGATAGTATATCTAATCGTAATAGCGTTGTTCCTACAAATGAATATACAGATATTGTATTAAAACATTCATGGAACAAAGAGATGTATCGTTCTTATTTTGTGTTTGACGAGGGTTTCAATGAACACGTAACAAAAACACAAACCGTAAAAGGTTATGAAGGTTCTTGTGCATTGGATTATATTATACTAGATATTGACAAAGGTGAAATACCTTCTGATCAATTGATAGGATATATCCAAGCGTGTTTATCTGAAATATTCGATAAAGGTGTAATGGAAGAAGACATTAACCTATGGTTTAGTGGTAGTGGTTTTCATATAGAAATGAAAAACGTGTTTGGATTGCAGCAAAGCAAGACGCTTCATGATAAGTTAAGACTTACTATGAATAAGCATTTTGACTTTGCAGACTCAATCTATGATAAAACGAGGATCATCAGAACTAAGTGGTCGTTAAATCCTAAAACACAGTTACATAAAATATGGATACCTTTATCACAAATAGGTGATATATCTTTCAGTGATCTTGAATATTATGCTTCAAATAAACAAAACTACATGAAGTGGGTAGACAAAGACTCAGATAATTTCTTTGAGACTTTGCATAAAACACCTGATGTAGAACCTTATTTACAATCTATGGTAATTGCATCACCAACGATAGCTACTAAAACGAACTTGACAAAGAAAAATACAGAAGTTACGAGTGTAGTATCGTGTATGCAGCATATATTTAATGAGGGTCCACATATTGGAGCAAGAAACAACAAAATGATGCGCATGACTAGTACCTATAAACGTGCTGGTGTGCCATTTATTGTTGCTTTAAACGGTATGCATACTTGGAGTGATAGTCAAATGAGTGAAGACGAAGTGACTAGAACTGTTAAGAATGTATACGATGGTAATTATCAATATGGCTGCGATGATCATATTATGGCAGAATATTGTGATACTAAATGTGTTTACTATAAACGTAAAGACTACAAGTTAGATATCAAGGGAGTTAACGAGTTAGAAGATTCGTTAAGAGACTACCTTATAAATACCATGAGTCAAAACTCTATCGAATTAAGTAAAATATATGGATGCAGCACTTATAACTTTGCACCAGGAGAATTAATTGTATTTTCTGGTGACACGGGTTTAGGTAAGACAGCTTTTATACAAGATATAATTGTTAAAGCTAAGCAACATACATTGTTCTTATCGTTAGAGATGAACGAACAGTTAATATTCAGAAGGTTTGGTCAAATAGCAGTAGGTAAAGATAAAGAATGGATTACTAATCAATACAAAACTAATCCAGAATTTACTTTAAAAGACGAACTAGATCACGTGCAAGTTATGACAATTGCACCAAGAATAGACTCAATTAAGAAAGTTGTATCAGAATACGCACCGAAAGTGTTAGTAGTAGATACAACAGATGAAGTACAAGTAGACTTTGTTAAAGGTGAAATAGAAAAGCAAAACGTAGTTATAGGTGCATTAAAACAAATAGCACAGAAAACAAATATAATTATAATTGCAATTCACCATTTAAACAAATCGTCTGCTAGTAATAACGTAATTAATTTGCATTCGTTAAAAGGTTCATCAAATGTAGTACAAAAAGCAGATAAAGTAGTACTTATCAAAGGTAATCGTGATGACACACTGCGTGTAATTAGCTCAGTTAAATCACGTGACGAAGGTAGGTTTGAAATGACTGCAACATTTGATACCAATACAATGCAATTCAACCAATTAAGGAGTAATAATGGTTAAACTAAGTACAATAGCGAAAGCAACATATTCAGATAAAAATAATATCCAGAAAGGACATCTAAGATTGTTCAAGATCTTTAACATGTCTACTAGAATGGATAGTAATTTTGGTAATCATCTGTGGTTTGACTTTCGTGTAGGACCAATGGAGTTTTCTACAGGATTTAGAATGTGGGATGAATCTCCAGAAGCGTTAGAACAATATAAGGAGGATTTTAACATCTTTGAGATGGATCAGAATCCTAATATTAGTGACGCATAGGAACAAAATACGTGGTAACAATCTTGAAAGAGAATGTGTGAATGTTGCTAAAGAGGAAGGGCTCTCTGCTGAGAGGGCCTATGCCTCTAATGGTAAAGCACTAGGTAAATCTGAACAAGTTGATTGTTTAGTTGAAGGATATGCAGTTCAAGCTAAAATGAAAAAGAAAATTGCACAATGGTTATATCCTAAATTTCATGCAGATGATGTAGATCTAGTTGTAACACGTATGGACCGCAAAGAAGCATTAGCTATAATACCATATAAAGAATGGATAAGACTAATTAAAATAGAAAAGGAGTTTAATAGTGAATCTAAGTGAGAGTGAAGTAAAAGCTATTATGTCTATTGCTGCTAAGATTATAAAGCATCAAGAAGACGTTAAGCTTAAAAAAGATGTTGACAAAGTAATACGTAAATCTGAAGATCAACACGACTTATAAATAATGAAACGTTAAGATGCCTTACCACGGCGAAAAATAACCGTGTAAATACGAAAACGATTGGTTGGCTACTAAAAACATATCTTCTTAGTCGATAGATATGTATCTTAAGTATGTAGGGCATCTTAATATATTAAAAGGATAAATTATGGACGATAAAAAAAGGTTAATGGAAATAGAAATGATTAGAAAAGAAGTTAATGAAATAAAAAAATTAACTGAAAAAACAATAAAATTTCTGACTTCAAAGAAGGAAGAGTCGGAAATTTTATTGGAAAAGCTTTCTAAAAAATAAAGCTAGGTAAAACATATGCTATTCATCACCTAAGTTTTCTAGCATAATATCTCTATTACGTTCTTCTCTTTCAAGTCTTTGTCTATACCATTTCATATTATTACGTGGTATACCAGTAGAATATTCCATCCAGTAATTTGGTTTCTGCGATGTTTTATATATATCACGCATCAATCTACCACCAGGTAAATATGTCCACGCTGTATATTGTCTAAACGCTTCATAGTTACCATCTACTAAAGCATTGATATGTGGCATAACAAATCTTGCTGCAGGTGGAGTTACCATCTGTAAAGGTGCCATAGCTTGTATAGGATACTGATTAAAGAAAGCTCTCTTTCTTGTTTCTTCATCACCAAATAAAAACTCAGCTGTATCTTTAAACATATTCATAGGTGGTGATAAAGCATATTCAAATATACTATAAGCAAATACACTAGCTAATGCCATAGTCATAGCATCATTAGCAATTTGTCTTTCAAATCTTTTAGTAACTTCAAAATTAGGATGTCCTTCTACTGCCATCATATCTTCAAACATAGTTTTTCTACGTCTTATACTACTCCACATATAAGGTTGGAAACGTGTCATAATACGACCAAACGATGTATTACTAAAGTTAGGTCTATATGTAGCATGGTAGATAAACTGAGATCCTTCTACACCTTTCTTAGCATTTTTAACTAAAAATTCATCAGTAACTTTAATATTACCTTTTGTATCACTATACAATTCTCTTGCTTTTAAATAGTGTGATAAAAATGCAATACGTCTTAAATGTTTTTCAGTTACAGACATAAAAGAACTACCAATATCCATAGCAGTAGCACCAACATTGTGTTTCTTAGCTAGTTCTGCAACAGTTTCTTTAACAAAAGCTTCATTTTGTTTGTTTACTTCCTTAGAATTACCAAACAACTTGTTAGCTTTGACGTTTTGATTAACTCTTGCAACTAATTCTGATAAAAACTTTTGTACATTAGCAGGTTCTTTAGCTTGTAAATAAGTTAATTCTTGTAATAAGTTACCTTCTAATAGACCTAAACTATCTATCATTAAATATATATCTTCTTTAGATTTAAGTTCTTTATCTTGATACGTTTTAGTTTTAGGATCGTATATTCTAAACTTTTTACCAGCAAATACTTTTTCTACTAAAAAACTTTCATTGAATGCATTTACAAAATGCGTAAATCCAGAATCAGTTATAATGTTTTGATAACCACCATAAGTATTAGTAATAGCTGCTTTAGGGTGAAACAGCAAACTAAACACTTCAAACTTACCTTCTAAGTCACTTATATATTGCGCCATCTCTACCATAGCTTTATGTCTAAGTCTTGGATCTTCTGGTAATGTTTCAAACATTTGTTTTTCTTTACCTAATAAAGACTTAGTAGCTTTACCATAAATTTTATTAACATTACCTTCTAGCTTTAATAAAACATTTCCTACAGATTCATCACTATACCATTGTCTAGGTGTGTAATTAATATTTAATTTATCTATATTATCTCTGGTTATAAGATTGTCTAGATTAGATTTCTGTTCTTTAGCAGACCATTCATTATAAGATTTTTTAATTTCAGGACCTATAGTCTCTGCAAAAAAAGTATTACGCTGCTCTTGCTGCATACCTCTTATTTTCTTACCATGCTGTTTAAGTTGATCACGAAGCAATTCTCTTTTCTTTGCACGTTGTTCTGAGTATGTAGGCATAGCTGCAGCTTCCATATCTAACAATAATTTCTTTTGTACATTATTTAGTTTTCCATACTTCCATGATTGGTCGTACTTAGCTGCTTTCCATTCTGTTAATAATTTATAATCAGCTCTATTGAAACCATGAGTTTCTATATTTCTAGTAGAAGGTTGTCCCATGTAACCTTTAGAAAAATCTAATAAAGCAGAATGCCATTGATCTATAACATCTTTCATAGTTTCATTTTGTCTACCTTGTTCTAAGAACTTATCTAAATAAACTCTAGCGTATATAGCAGATATGTTTTGTGTTAATCCACGAGACATACTATCCATATATTCTAATGGTACATTACCATCTGTTCTAAAGAAAGGTAACGCTCTTTCTAATCTTGATCTAGCGTGTGTAGATAAAGACTGTCCAGCGTATATAGTTTTACCTTTTCTAGATGTAGCTTGATTCATAAAATCTACAGCTTCAGGATCAGACCATGGATTCTCATACTTATTAGTTTTCTCTATTTTGTTTTTTAAATTAGTGTACTCAGCTAATCTTGCATCTTCTAATAATATAATACCATTATTTATATCTTCTTGATGTTCCTTGTTTAGCAATTGATCTGCTGTTTTAGCCATAATACGTGCTTTTTCTTCTGCTAAATAATTAGTCTTAATATTGTTTACATTTTCTTTAACATCAAATGAACCCATGTAAGGCCAGAAACGTGATGATTCATCTTGTTCTTTAAACTTACCTACCTCTAGTTGTCTAGCGTCTAACTTGGATTGTATAGTAGCCAATTCTTGTCTAATAACTTCACCGACTGTAATCGTCTTACTTCCCTCTACTAACAATTTATCTACAGTCTTCCAATCTATTTCACCTGATTTATTTAAATGCATAGAATATTTATCATGTAAGTTTTGACGAACGTTTAACGAATGTTTAATAAATGCTATATCATCTAAATGAAAGTGAGTACGTAATATTTCTGAACCAGATACAGTATCTTGTTTTAACTTAACAGCTTTATCAAACATTATTAATCTATTAGGACTTATAATACCTTCTTTATTATAAAACAACTCCATTAAACGTTGTTGGTAATACAAAGGATTGCTAGGAGCATAGGTTTTAGAAGGAGTGTATACCTTCTCGTATATAGTATTATCAAATGTTTTCTCTATATTTTTAATATTACTTTCTATAAAAGTTTTCAAAGCAAAATCCATAACAGGTTGTATTACATTGTTACGCATATGATCTACATACTCAGTAGGAGATACAAATTTTTGATCTCCATTTTTATCTGTGTAATATAGTCTACCTTTAATCTTTAATAACTTCTCTTCAGCTTTCTTTAAACGCTGCTGAAGTTCTATACGTTCTTGCGGCAATGTGTTATTACCCTTAGGTCCTAAGTTTTCACTACCTAATACATGACGTAATACTGAAACTTCCCACAAAGTATCTTGGTTTTGTGTATATTTTTTTTGATGTGTATTTAATGTTGCTTTATTAAATCCAACAAAATCTACATTAAACTTTTTTAACTGGTTAGCTATACTATGATTTTCATATATACCTTCAGCTATAGTTTTTAAAGTAGATGTAGGAACTAACAAACCATATTCATCCATTTGTTCTGTTTTAGGATTAAATTTAATACCTCTATCTAATTGAAATCTTTTTTCAAAAGGTGCAATGAGTGCGTCTATACGTTGATAAATACCTAATACTTGATCTATTTGTTTAGGACTTCTTAGGTTAGCATCTATAGGAAACATAAAATTAACTCTACTTGTAATGTGTGTAGATAAATTCTGTTCAGGTATTTTTTGTAATACAGGATTATTTTTTAAAGCTTTTTCTAATGTTCCTACGTTTTTAAAAGGAACAATAGTTTCATTCTTTTGATTATAAGCATAAACAATATTATCTTTGTCTTTAAATATTTTACCTATAGTGTCATCAGCTAACTTTGTTAAAGTACCTTTATTACCATCAGCCCATTCCTCTACTAAATTTTTATAATTTAACCTAGTAGTTCTAAATAACTCTTTATCTTGTAACATCTTTAATGCTACACCTTCTTGTTTAGCATATTCTGAAAAAGTAGGTAAAGGTATATCTTCACTTATGTCTATGTAAAAGTCTTTTCTTGCTTGGTTAATTAACTGTTTGTTTCTACGTATAGAATCAAACGCATCACTAGGACCATATTGATTCTTCATATGTTTTACAAAGAACTTTAATCGCAGCCCATCTACATCTTGTATTAAATCTATTGTTCTATCTGCTCTTATAAAGAAACTAGAATAAAGAGATCCCATTTGATACAATACATCTGGATTACCATTAACAACTTGATACTTAACAACGTCAGCTAAATCTTTTAAATCGTTTTTAATAGCTTCAGATTGTGTTGAAGTAACTTTTTTCTTAGCAGCTATTAACTTATCTAATTCTTTTTCATTAGTAAGAATATCAATAGGTATTAAATCTGGAACAATTTTACGAGTCTTGTTTACAGCAGACTTAGCTGTATCAACAACAGGAGGTTTAGTAGCTTGGTCTGTATTAGGAGGTGTAATATCTTCTAGTACATTGTCCATTATGTTATCGTAATCAAAATCTTTTTTAAATTGCTCGATTCTAGCCTTCTTTTCTTGTGAGGCCTGTTCTAGTACATTATAACGTTCTCTAGCCATATAACGCTTGTTTCGTGCCTTTATGGACCATGTCTGTTCTAAGTCTGGCAAAGAACCTACATATTCACGTTGTAATGCACCTCTTTGATCGTACAGTTCCTGTAAATTAGATTCTTTCTTAAATGGTTCAGTACCTCTATCTAATTTAACCTGGTCTGCTTTTTCTTTTAACAATTGGTCAATATCTCTATTTACTCTTGTTAAGAAGTCAAATCTTTTCTTACCTCTAAATCCTGTAAAGTTTAGATCCATCACAGGGTGTGCTATATAAAACACATCAAACAAGTCTTCTGTTAACATCTTAGCTTGTTTAGTTAAAGGTTTTCCTACTGTTTTTCTAGCATTAGCTAAAATTTCCAATTGTTCTTTCATTGATTCTTTAGTAAATAATATTTGGTCACCATAACTACGTGTATTAGTTTTTTTATACCACTGTTTATTTCTATTAAAGGATTGATATATTTTATTACGTTGTTCAAACGTAGTTTCTATAACATCTACTATAAAGCTATCTACGCTTTTAGGATTCATCTCTAATACTTCAGTAGCATATTCTTTAAATGCTTGCGCTTTTTTTAAAGCACTACCTAAATCAACTATAGCGTTTATTTTATTCCATAAGAAATTAGGATAATTGTTTATATTATTTATTTCCTTACCATCTAATCCCTCCATAAACCATTTATCAAACTCTCTCAAGTTAGCTTGTTTAAACAAGGGATGATCTTTTATAACACTTGATAAATCTTTTAATAAAGGAATAATAGCTTCTTTATCTATGGCATTATAAGGATCTATCTTCATTTTTAATCCATTGATGTTTTCACCTACAAGTCTTAAATATCCAGTAGTACCTTCAGTCATAGTTAAAAACTCCTGTGATACTATATTGCTATCTAAAGGAGCTTCATCTCTTCTAGGTTTACTAAATACTAACTTATACATGTCACGTAACACCTGACGATTTTCTTTATGCATAAGATTTTTGTCGTATTTTGTTCTTATTCTTCTTGTAGAACCTGAAGGTAAATCTACGTCTACTAATTTATTAGCATCAATAAATGTACTTTGTACAACATTTTGATCTATTATTAATTGTTTCCATATAGCTGGAATCTTATTTAATTGTTCTGTGACTTTTCCACTACCATCTTCTGTTTTACTTAACAATTGTTTATTTAAATCAAACTCTTGTTTAGCTACTTGAAATTGATTGGTAATATATCCTACACTATCTTTACCAACAGAACTATACATACCGTTGTCTAGCTTTGCATCTACATCTATCATGTTTACTAATTGCTGCTTTCTAGTTTCCTTTTCTGGAAACTTAGCATTAGCTAATTCTTTAGCAATCTTACGATCACTTAATGAAATCATAGTACCATCGTCTTTTAATAATTGATTTTGTATTTCTGGTCTACCATAAACTTTAGTTATTTCTTTGGGCATACCCCAAAATACGTGAGCAGAATCAATGTCCTTGTCTGCACCATTCATATTAAAATCATTTACTTCGTTTGTTACAATAGATAAACCTTTTCTACCTTCAAGAAATCCTACAAAATTACCAATACGAACACCACTGTTACTAACCATTGGAGAACGTATGTACATAACATTGTCTAAAGATTCTTTTAATTCCTTAGTAACGTCGCTATTTTTATCTAGGTCGTATTCTTTTTCAAACTTATCAAAGACTTTACCTAAAGTACTTTTGTTTTTAGTAGTAGGGTCGGTAACGGGAATAATACGTGCACCTTCATATAGTAAAAATTCGTTATCAGCTAAACCTTTTTTAGCAGTAGAGTATTTAAAATTTGTTGCTCTTACAAACCCATCATACAAACCTAACTTAGAACTAAAAGATTCTTCTACTACTGGTCTAGTTAATCTTCTAAACATATATTGTGATATTCTTTCATTAACAAACTCTATAACACCTGGTCGCATAAATGCTCCAGGCTCAAAGTCTGATGAAATTAAATAATCTTCTATCAGTTGTTTGTTATAAGTTTCGTTACCGTACTCTGCAAAATCTTGTTCTATTCTTTTATCACGTTCTGAGGTTCTATCAGCACTAAATAATTTTCTTAACATACTTCTAGCTGTTCTAGATGTAGGAGATTCATTTAATATTTGATCTATTAATCGTATATCAATACTATCTAAAGATATTTTATTACTAATTCTTTCATTGTTTTTAAACAATTGTGACACTTCATTGTTTACTACTACATCTCCTCTAGCAGAACCATTAACAATATCTGTCCATTTTTTCCAAAAAGCTTCACCTTCGGAACTAGTAGGATCCATATCTATAGTATTTAAATTAGAAGTAACTTGTCTTAATAGTTTTAATTTTTCTAGCTTGTTAAAATTTTCATATACATCAAGATTAATATAATTGTCTTCTAATTTAGATTTCCACGTTTTACTACCAAGTGTGCCTTCGTTAGGTCTTGCATCTCCACTAAATTCTTTTACAGCAGTATTGTAATGAACGTAATCTATTGGATCTAATCCTTTTGATTCTAGATTGTCTAGCATTGCTTCCATTTTAGGGTCCATTCTAAACGTAGCTGTTTTAATAATAACAGTACCACGTTTTGTCCCGTCAACAAACTCGCCAGGTCTATGAACGTGTATAGTTTTTATAACTCCAGTTTCAGGATCTAAACCATAAGCTTTAGCTTTTGCATCAAACTTTTTAGATCTTAACATACTAGCTCCATCAGTACCAGAATTAAATGCCTCCATTTCAAGACCCATATTTTTTATACTACCAGGTAAATCTCCTAGTAAAACATGACTATACTCTCCATCTATATACGTTTTCTCTAAAGGTATTTCTACACCAGACATATGCTTAGTATACTTTTGCATTTTAGTAACATCTGTATAAGGTTCTGTTTTAAAATACTCAGGAAGTTTATCTATAATATCTTGAGCGTTATATTTAGTATCTATTAAATTCATTTCTTTCATACGCCAAACTACAAATCCAACATTAGACTTGTATTTTTTAGCTTCTGTACCACCTAATTCTTTTCTAATAGCTCTATCTATTTTTTTTAGATTAGTATCTGAAATATAATTAGTTTCATTTTTCTTGCTAGACCATGGCATTTCTCTTACTTGTAACCTACCAGTATCACTGACTGCTGCATGTACATACAATCCTTCTGACTCTAGTCCTTCTCTAAATTGTAACAATTGTTTTTTTGACATGTGCCTTACAGCATCAATTGGATTTTTAACTTTCCTATCTGGAAATGCAAATATATCTATAGATAAAGGCGATACATTAGAAATTTTAGAACCAGGTTTATATTTACCATCGGCTGCATCATAATATCTTTGTGATACAACAGTTGTTAAATAGTCTATATCTAAATGTAAAGATTTGTTATCGTTAGCATAAATTTTATTTAAACGACTACCTTGGTCTGATTTAGTACCAGATTTTTTACCACCAATAGGTTTGTTGTATATATCTACTTCTGGTGCTTCTTCTTCAAATACAGGCTCTTCCGTTTTCTTTCTCTTTAATCTACCTTCACCTTTTTCGGGTACTAAATAAATTCTAGAAATTTTAAATTTATCTAAATGTTTATATTTATGTATAGCTTGAATTAAATCCATCTTTTGATCTTCGTTAACTTTAATTTTAAACTTACCTTCTACTTCTTTAACAAAACTTTCAGGAGTAAAGTTTGTATCTATAGCTAACTTTTTAAACATTTGATGTAATGTTTGTGGATCTAAGTCTTTAGCTTCTTTAGTTCCAGTATTCTTTATATCCATAAATATATTTTTAAGTGTACGTTGCTTAGGTAAATACTCAGTACCTGCTGACGTATCTTGTTCGATGTGTTTTACTTCTTTGTCTAACTCTATAGAAGTAAACTCAAATTCTTTTTCTTCTACCTTCTTATCAACTTCTTCTAAATTAAAAGTATCTTCATGTGTCTTATCTACTTTTTCTGACGCTTCATATAATTTTTCTAATATAATAGTTCTTTGTTTAGAATCTGTTTTAGCTTTAGCTTCCATTTCTGGAGTAATAATGCCTTGTTCTTTTAAGTTTTTGTACTCTTCACCTAACGCTACAACTATATCATCATAGTTATTAACTACATAATCCATTTGTTGGCGTTGTATATCTTTTAAATATCTACTCCAGTAAGCTTGATATTGAGGAGTTTCTGCTTGATACCACGGTTGTTCAGTAAGCCACTTACGTGCTTGTTTCATTTTTAAATCTCTTGGCACTACCTTGTCTGTAGAAAAAATATCTCTAGTAGCTCTATTTTCAAAACTTGCTCTACTATTTACAGAAAAGAATACAGCCATTAATGTTTCATATATTTGGTCTTCTAATGGCATATCATGAAGTTTAGCGGTAGTAGTACCATACGCTGCACCTGCTGTACCTTTCATAAGAAAGTTTATAGTTTCAAATTGATCTCTACGATTAGGTTGTTCTTTTAATGCTTTAGCAAAACCTCTAACTACTTTTTCCCCAGCTGTTCTAACTCCGTTATTTTTACTAGCTAACATTCTACCTATGTTAGCATATTCACCAATACCACCAAAGATACCACCTGCTATAGCACCTGATACTGCTGCTTGTCCCATACCAGTAACACCTTGCTCTCTAGAAGACGCACCTAATAACAATCCTAAATGTACAGACTGGTTAACAATATTGTCACGAGTGTCTGCACTCATAAATCTATTTTTAAATACACCTTTATGTATAAAGGCTGCAGCTTCAATGTTATTATTTTTTAAAAAGTTAGTACTTTGTTTTTGAACAAAACTTGCAACTATACCTGGTACTGATTGTATACCATATAACTTTTCACCTGTCTTTATATCTACCCCAGTAGGTTGCGCAGTACGAAATGCTTTACCACCAGGTAGTTTAGTAGTAACATCGTGCATAGCTCTAGCTACTTTATTATTAGAATATTGTAAACTGTTACCTGCTGTTTCTAATTTACTAGCTATAGATTCAAATTGTTTTATACCTCTAGACTTAGCTTGTCTACGTAATCCTCTAGCTACTAAAGCTGTAGCTGCACCACCACCAGATAATGCTTGTACAACAACACCAGGAGCTAAACCAATAAGATGTGACAAAGAATTTGCTATCTTTTCTGTAGACGTATCAGGTTCATCTGCAAATCCAAACGTAGTAAATCCTTCTAATAGTCCAGATGTTACTTGTGCAAGAACTCCATCAGATTGTCCTTGTCTTCCATCGGTAAGGGGTAAACCTGCATCGTTTAGTTTACTCTCCATATAACGCAAACTACGTGCGTCAAACTGCTTAGGTATACGGTCGTAAAACTTTTTTAAACCTATTACATATTGTTCTTCATTTAAACTACCTGCATCTAAAGCAGATTGAAGTATCTGTATTCTTCTATCTAACATATTATAGATTAGCTAAATACTTTTCTAAAATGGCACTTCTTTCTTCTAATCCTTTTATAATACCAGGATCTGCTTTTACTTTTTTAGCAGCATCAACCATTTGATTACCTATAATAATACCTTGCTTAAAATCTTTTTTAAGTTGTTTATTATATTGTCTCCCTTGATTTACTTCTTGACCCTGTTGATATCTTACTAATAAATTTGCTGCAATATCATTATATCTATTTTTACCTTCATCTAAATATTCAGTTAATTTATTTTTACCTCTTCTAGTTAATCTATTGTCGATTAAAAGTACAGGCTTACTAGGCATATCATAATCACTTGTACGTTTGTTAGTATCTACGTTGCTCATTAAAGGCATAGCATTGTATAATTCACCTATAGCAGTTTGCGCACCAAATTTCTGTGTGTTAAATATAGCTTTGTTTACTAATGGATCGTTAGTATTCATATTTCCATATATAGCATTTTGCCCACTTGCTGCATTTAATAATGAATTTGTTGTACTAGAACTATGCCCACTATCCAATGCTTCTTGTGCAGTTAACTGTTGTCCTAAGTTTTGTACAAAACCCATATTTTGTAAATATAGTTGTTGATTCATATCGGTTATACCTGTTTTCTTTTTGTAAGCATTCATACTTGGCGTAGGTTCAAAAAGATAATTTAGTACTGGCATATCAGTATATATATAATCTCTAACAGGTTTATTTTTACTATCTTTAAGTAAGTTTCTAAACTGTGCTTGTTTCATAGCATCTTGAGTTGAAGCTGTATAACTAATCAAATATTCACCGTTAGTTTTACCAGTACTTTCACCTGTTTTAGGATCTATATATTCTTCATTCATGATTTTAGCTTGTTCTAAAGGTTTTTTAGTTTCAAAATTTAACATCCATTCTACATCTTCTCGTCTTATAAATTTCATTACTTCTGCATTATCTTTAAATGTTTGCGCACTTACAACTCCTTGATGACTTGCAAGTTCCATAGCGTTTTTTGTTTGTAAATTCATATTTTCAACATTAAACCCTTGTAGCAAGTTATCTCTTTGTTCTGTTAACTCAGATTGTAACTTCATTCTTGATTCAGTATTATCTTTATCTATATTGCCTTTAAGTTTAGTGATCTTTTCTTCTTGTCCAAAACCTGCTACTTGCATGTAACGTTGGTTAGCAATTGTCATACCAGTTAGTTTTTCTCTAGAAGCAATACCTTTGTCGTCACTTATTGCTCCTGCATCTATTTGCTTTACTAGTTGCTCGGTTGCTATATCACCCGATAATTTTATTTTTTCTACAGAGTAACCTTGTTCTAATTCCATTAACTCTTTTTGTTTAGCTGTTTGCATAGCTAATTTTTCTTCATAATCTGGTTCTCGTATGCTTCTTAATAATCCAGAAGCACTTTGTGATGCCATGTTTAATGCTTGTAAAAATTCAGTTTCGTAACTCGCCATTATACGTTTCCTCCATATTGATTTTTAACCGCTTGATTAAAATCAGTACCTAATACTGCTCCACCTTGTGCAGCTGAACTAGCAGCACCATAAAATGTTTTTTGTATTGAGTCTAATTCCATTCCTTTTTGATCTTGTATTTGTTGATTAGATGATTGATAAGCCATATCTAATCCTGTAAATGCTTGTGTAGGATCCATAACATTAGTACCTAACCCAGCAAAACCAGTTTGTCCTATTTTATTTTCCATAGCACCATATCTACCAATTCTTTGGTCTGTTGCTAAATCAAATTTATCGCCTTGTGTTTCGAGTCTTCTTATCTCATTGTTTTGCACTTCTGGTAATAATCCTATTGCATTACTTTGCAATTCTCCAAATACACTACCTAACACTCCACGTCTTCTTCTACCTTCTTCTCTAGCTTTACTTGCAGCTGAGGTAGTAGCTGCTGCTCCAATTAATCCTGCTACTATTGCAAACATATGCTACTCCTTTATCTTTACTACTAGGTTAGGTGATACAGCTTTTAACCAATTATACTCATTAAAATGAGGTGCATATGCTAAGTTAGCTTCACGTTTACCTTGTGTTATTTCATCGTCTAAATTTTTTTCTGTTGATGGTTCTTCTCTATCAAGACCTACTGTCTTATCTTCAATCATTATTGATTCTCCTTTAATTCATTAATTGCTTTTACAAAATCTTCTACACGTACTGGTGTTTGTTTATACCAACGTGAATGTCTACCTGCTTTTTTATCTGCATACATTACTTCATCTATAGCACGATCATATTCTTTATGACATAAACATTTCCATGCAGTAGGAAATTTTTTAGTCCAATTTCTACCTAATTGATAATTAACAGATACTAATGCTATTTTAACATTATCGCTTTCAGTAGACAATACGTTTGCTTGTTTGTTTGCTGCTTCCATAGCTATTGTAATATCTTTTAAATACCATTCTTTTACTATGTAATCATCTACTTCTGTACCTACAGGATAATCTTGTTTTTCACTAGCTGTTAATAAATGACCTATACCGCAAGTAGCTTTACCTAAGGTATCTAAATAAACTTCATTTTTATATCCTTCACGTAACTTCATGTGTTCGTATACTTTTTTTTCAAAATTGTTCATGACACTCCTTTTGTAAATAATCATATGTTAAAAGATTCTCCAGTAAATCTATCGTCTTCTTGTAAATCATTAGATTCTTCTTCTTGTGTTCCATAGTCTACATAACCTAGCAAACCTAAACCTGGTCCACCAAATGTTGTCTTTGCCATAGTAGGAAAAAACTCCATCGAATTTCTACCTGGTGTTACTTGTTTAAATTCAGCAGTTCCATCTGCAATTGTATTTCCAGTAGGTTCGTAATTAGTAACACTGTTTAAATAAAAAGCTTTTACTCTAGCTTTGTCAGCCATCCTGTTACTTGTTCTATCACGACCTTCTATAACAACTTTACCCTTATCATCATATATTGTTTCCATTGGACCTACATCTTCCATAGCAGCTTTTGCAGGTTCTTTAACTGTTTTTTTGTAAAAATCTCTAAAGTTATTATACTTTTCTTGAGGTTTTTCATTGTAAGGAGTGCCTTTTTCTGTTGCTCCTCCGTAATTAGCTGGTTGGTTGTCATTGTAATCTTTCCTAGCTTGTCTTCTAACTTTCATGTTATCTATCATAGGTTGCATAGTTTTACCTAGTTCATGTCCCATAGTAAATCCTGACATAGCAGCAGTACCATAATACATAGTTTTTCCTAACAAACTATCCCTATATTCAGATTCTGCTTGTGCTTTATCAACAGATACTTCTGCACCAGCTTGTGCTTGATAAACGCTTAACTTTGAATTAATATTCATAATATCTCCTTATGGCTGTAATTGTGACCATCTTATACCAGCTACTGTAGAATCTACGCTTGTTCCACTGCTAGTTGTTTCTCTAAAATTAAATGTTGCAACTCCATCTCTATACTGATCTAACGATGCTTTATAACTTAATTGACTTCTAAATTGTACATACACAGTTCCACTACTTGGTGTTATAGTAGAAGATGAATCAGCTGAATGTATACTAGCAGTTGTCCAACTACCACCACTTGTAATTTTATCACTAGCACTACTTGCTACCCTATATTGAGGAACATGATAACTGTTACTAGCAGCTACTCCTTGTACAAATATGCTACCAACTCCATTTGTTACCGTTACAGTAACTACATCTGAATAATAAAATCCTGCAGTATTAGAAGAACTATGTGCTACGTTAGAAGGATTTACGTTTACAGTAGGGCTTGGAGTACCAGACGTAGTTAAATTAGCATTAGTTATTTCTAATGGACTACTATCTGTTAATCCTTGTGCTACTATTTTAAAATCATAGCGTTGCGATTGCGCTAAACCAGATACTGTAATATCTGTATTTACAGCAGTATTAGCAGCATAACCTTTTGCACTAGGTGTAATACTAGTACCGCCATCATACGAACCACCATGCTCTCTTTTATATAGTATAAAATTATTAGTCACTTGTGTGTTTGCTGTAATACGTAAAGGTATAGTATTTGTACCAACAGTTCCCTGCAATGCCATAGAAGTTACTGCATTAGGAAATCCACCTCTATAAAATGTTGTAGTACCACTATTGTTAGTTTTGTATATACTAGGTTCAGAACCTCCTAAACCTTGTCCCTCTCTACTATATTTAGTTCCAGTACCTAATGGAGCATTTAAAGCAGTGTTTGAATAAATAGTTTTATTTAAACCAAATGCACTTTGTTGAAAATCTCCGTATATATTAAATTGATTAATAGATTCTGTATACGGAACATTACCTGCAGTAGTATCTAAACTAGCACCTGTAGCTGTTTTAGAAGCACACTCTATTAATTTACCATCAGACCAATAACCACTTATTGTATCTCCATCACTTACTCCACTACCATTTTCTGTATATGTAATTGTTTGACTATAAGAAGTTCCAACAAATATTATGCCAGTATTAGATTCTACTGTTTCAGGACCTACTACAGCAGCTCCAAATTTAGCTTCTAACGTGTACATAAATGTATCAGCTTGTTGTGACCCTGAGTTAGTTAATCCAAGAGCAGCAGTATCTGTAAAGTTAGCAGATGAATTATTAGCTATACTTACAACTGTTGTAGAATCTGTAACCCAACTTGATCCATTCCATATAACAGGACTGCTCCAAGAACTACTTCCCCCCGCTCTTTTTCTTCTTCTTAATTTTTGATCAGTAACACCAGTAGCATTTGAAAAACCATAACTTAAAACTATTTGAGGTCCACTTGCTTGCTGTGTATACGCTGCTGAAAAATTTGTTATAGTAGGCACATCTGTACCTGCAGCAGTTTCTGTTGCAGTTCCAGTAGATTCTGTAGGATTTTTTTCAAATACATTACGTTGCCAACCTTTTTCTGTTTTTACATAAGTATACATTTTTGATCCCAATCTAACTATTCTAGTATCTCCTAAATTTCCTTCGTTATTAGAAGGAGGTCTTTTAAGTATTTTATTAAAAGTAGGATGTATAAAATTTGCATTATTACGAGCTATGTCTATAATTCTTCTACTCATGTAGTCACCATTTCTCTATAAACTAATTGTATATCATTTAATTCAAAATCTGATTGTACGTCTCCATCAGATACTATTGTTAATAGCACAGAATATCCATATACTTTTTCACTAGCAGTTGTTTTTAATTTTGCATTATTTACTGTAATTTTTTTGTAAGACATTTCATCGCTTGTTGGTAATAAATTATTACTTAAAGTACTGTTAGGATCTACGACATCTTTGTTGTTAGAACCAGAAGTATGTGCTCTTACTTGTACTTTTATATTATTTCCATTTCTAGCAGCAACATATACTGCAGTTAAATTTTTAGGTGTATTAGGTTTTTTAAATGTAAATTCTTTTGTTTCCATTAAAACTACACCTGAACTGTATTTTTTACTAGAGCTAGAATCTGCATATTTTTTTAATGCATAGTTATTACTAGCTATAGCTAACAATTCCCCGTTATTATCTTGCACTACATTAGTACTATTATCGGTAGTAAAAGGTTCGTAATCATTTCCACTTACACCAGATGTAGTTTCTTTTACAAATGACATAGACTTTAAATCAAATAAAATAATTTGACTTGCACCTTTTGTGTTTGTTGATTTTTTAAGCAAGATCAATTGTTCTTTTTTAGGCACATAAGATAACTTTATAGTATCCGTATATATATCAGACCATATAACTTTATTTTGACCAGTTTGTTTAGACTGTATTAAATTTATTAATTTTTTACCATCATACATAAATAAACCAAATTGATTTATCCAGGATACAAATCCTTCACCTTTAACTAAATGTGAATGCTTTAAACAACCACGTTGCTCATAAGTTCCTTCTAAAAATTCTATATCTCTACTTACATTAATAATATATAACGTATTCTGTTTATATTGCAGTATTCTACCACTCAAATTTTCTAATACTGTTATATCTTCTCCGTCATTTACTTCTACATCTATAAAACTATCTGCATCAAAAAAATCAAAATCATTAACATTAGACTTCATAAGTCTATCATTAGCAGTTTTTCTTACATTGTTATCATCATAATATTGTACATTGCCTATATAAAGCTTTCTATTGACCACTGTGGACGTTTTACCACCTGTGTTAGGTCTACCTATAGCTGTGTGTTTTTCGGACAGTAAAGGCTCTTCTATGCTTAAATCACTTAATGCCTGTCCTTCAAAAACAGTAGTTACTCCAAATCCAGTAGGAGGAAACACATAATGATTTTTAGCAGAACTACCCATACTTTTAATATCAAACTTAGAAAATCCAGTTTCACCTGTTAGTCTTACTCCTTTTTCATAATTTACTTCTGCTAACATATATCGTTGACCAACATCACCAGATACTTCTTGTCCTATTAATGCGTAACTATCTATTAAGGCCCAATATATTTTAAATCCTGTAACTCTATCTTTTTTAGATGGTCTACCCGCAAATGCTAAATGCATCTGTCTAACTTTATTTTCAGATAAAGTAGGTTGTTTAACATCTCCTAAATAAGTAGGTCCAGATTCTTGTTTGTCATCGTATATTAAAGTACCCCATAATCCATAAATTTTATTAGAAGTACTTTTATATACTACAATAGAACTTTCGTCGTCTTGTGAAACAGATGAAGGTGATCCATTAAAGTATGCAACAACAAGCATTCCACCAAAATTAGTACTAGATACATCATCATGAACATTTAAATAATTACCTAATAATGTTTGTGTAAAATTAACATAACTATATTGACCGTTATAATAGCCTAAGCCAGTTGTAGCATCATCTATCATAAATATTTCAGAATCACTTAAAGGCTTAGGAGAACTAGCTCCTCCTTTTTTATGCATTGTATTATCATATATTGCAGACGAACCTACAGTAACTGGTGCTAAATGTATATCATTTGCAGATACTTGATCCTTAATAACCTCTAATGTAGTTGCACTTGCAAGATTTCTATCGTATTTAATTCTTTGTATTATTTTAGGAAGACTAAAAGTATTAGCAGTATTCGATGGAGTATGTGTTCCATATACTCTTATATCACCATCTAATGCAAACATATCTACTTCACCAGCAAAATTACTATCACCAATAGTAACAGTACCTCCGTGTACAGTATTTCTAGCAGTGTTAGTACCCAACTCTACAAACTTTACACCTTTGTTATTAACGTCGTGATATGCTAAATATTCCGTAGCTACTTCAGAAGTATCATGGATCTTTACATCAGAATTAAAATGTAATAAACCAGAACCATCTTTAAGTGTGTTACTAGTAGGCAGTCCACTTACTGCTCTATCAGTAAATTTACCTAATGGTACTAGCTTTCCAAAAAACTCATTGTCTAGTCCATCTAATACAGCAAATTCATTAGGCAGTAAATCCCTACGAGCAGCAGAATTATTCAATCCTCCACTAAAGTTATTTAAATTTAATATTTTTTTTGCCATGTTGTAATACATCCTGCATAGTTTTCATTTTAACTTTTTTCTTTTTACTCTTCATATTATATGTTCTTCTAGAGGAGTTGGTAGACGATCCTTGCATAGGACCGCCAATTGAATTACTTGTTTCCATCTATTATTTCTCCCCAAACACTTGTTTTACCATCTCGTATTTCTACGGTTTCTACTTTAAATTCACCGTTGTCAAACCAATCTACAATAGCAAAAGCATGACCCCAGTTATGCAACCTACCTTTTAACCATTTATTACTTTCGTGAGACATACTTTTCAAACATCCCATAGACCAAGCACCAATATTACTATTGAGTTTAGTCATAGTGTGACGTTGAATGTCGTGTACATGTCCGTACATTACATTCTCTCCATATGTCTCTAAATGTTTTTTCGCATGATACGTTGTTGCAAATGCACCATGAAAGAACACCAACTTACCTACTTGAATCGGTAAGTTGTATTCTGTGTACTTATATCCTCTCTCTTTAATTTTACATGCTTTAAAAAAGCCGAAATCATTAAGATAAGGATACTTGTTAGCAAAATTATCCAACCAGAGATCGTGATTGCCTTGAAGTAGATACTTCTCTTTACATCCCACTTCTTCCAATAATTCATCCCATTCATCTAGTCCTCTATTTACTAACCTAATATCTTCTTGAACTAAAGGTAATTGAAACTCTAAAGGCGGTAATTTCTTGTCCTTATATTTCCATGCAGAACAAGACTCCCACTCTCCAACATCACCAAGGTTTACAAACACCGTAGGTTTTATTTTTAGTATTGCTTTCTTAACACACTCTACTGCAGCTCTATCCTCTAATGGATAATGCTGGTCAGGTATTACGATACCACGTTTTTTAAGTTTCAATGAAACCTCCTATTATTAAGCTAACGCTTTTTTAATTTCTGCAAATAGTTTATCGTCTAATTTATTTGAAGACTTAGACACTAACGCTTCTCCTAAATGTAGTACAATAGCTTTAAGTACTTTTTCAGTACCTAGTTTTGCAAGTAACTTTCCTAATATAGCTCCCATTATTTTTCCTCTATTTCGCATGATTCTCCACACGCTTCAAGGCCTTTCATATATCCCTGATGCTCGACAATCATTTGTTTAACTTCTGCTAATCTTTCGTTAGCACCTTGTATTTCTTGAACTAGCTTGTTATGTTGTTCTACCATAGTTTCCATTTTAGTAGAAGCATCTCCCATAAGATCCACTTTTTCTTTTTTACTCATTGGTATTATCTCCGTTCATTGTTATAGTAATTATTTTTTCTTAATTTTCTTTACTTTACCATTATGCGTTCTTGCATATTTGTGCGTTTTAGTTTCTCTAATTAAAGTTCCTTTGTAACGCTTACCTCCCCACATCCAACTTACAGTCTTAGCCATTATTTTTTCTTACCTTTTTTCTTACCTTTTTTCTTTTTAGGTCTACCTTTTTTAGTTCCGTACGTTCCTTTTCCTGATGGCATATTTACTCCTTTACCATTTTACTTTGTTAGCCCAATACGCTGCAGACATTTTGCCTTTAGCAATATTTTTTCCATGTCTTGCTTTAAAACTTTTACGCCTAGCTTTTGATTTAGGATCTTTCTTTTTTCCAGCAGTACTAACTCCTTGTTGTCCAAATCTAATAGTTTTTACTTTATCTCCCGATTTAGCAACTACAATATGTGATTTAGTTTTATGACCAGGTGTTCTTTTAGGTTTGTTATAACCAGATACACCAGCTCTTGTCAATCTAGAATCTTTCTTTTTAGCCATTATCCTTGTCCTCTACTACGCTTTTTGTAATATTTTTTACTATTCTTAGTACCAAATTTAGTGTTTTTACCATCACCTTGTCTAGTTTTTTTCTTTCCGTTGCTTCTTCTCGTCTGGTTTTGTACGCCTTTCAACTACTTAATCTCTCTTTTTATCTTATTAAAAACCTCTTGTTCGTCAAAACTCATAGATATTCCAGCTTCATATCTCATTACTTCTACGCCTTCTTTTAAAATAATAATAGTAGGTACAACTTTAATGTTCCATTCTTTTTGAATAACTGCACCTATATTTTTATTTGTTAAATCTATTTCACCTACATAACAAAGTTCAGATAATTTTTCTACCCTAACTCTATTTTGGTAATTCCAACTTGCGTTTACTTGAATTACTGCACAATCTTCCGTATTTAATGCTTGTACTTGCGCAAAACTATTTAAATTAACCGATTGTGAATGTAAGGGTGATTGCCATAGTAGTGATAATAGCAACCATAACATACCATAATAATAATTCATTTTTAAACCCCATTAGTTTTTATTCATGTTAAGAAGAGTTTCGTTAATCATCTGTGTATCGTCTTTAACCGAATCTACTTTCTCTTCAAGTTTTTCTACTTTTTCTTCTGTATTCATAATTGAATCACGAATCATTTGATCTTTAAGATCGTACTCCATACGTGATACTTCTGGTTCTGGTAATTCTTTAGCAAGTTCTATTTCTGCTTGCAGGGAATACCACATACCGACTACTAAAGCTATAGTTACTGCTATACTAACCGCAGTTTCTAAGCTTAATGTAAATTTACTATCTTTACTTACTTCCACTTTATCCCCCTATTTCTGAGTGTACTAATACGCCACCTGCGTAAAAGTTATTATTTTTTGTTAATATTGTATATGTTTCTGTTTCGTCAAGACTTAACAAATACTTTTCTACCACTTTAATAGAATCCATAAATCTAACTCTATCCCCTTTTTGTATTTCTTGTGCGTCTAATCCATACAGTTCTTTTGCTTTTGCTGGATCTAAACAAACCATAGTACCGTCTTCTTTATAGATAGGGTGGTCTTTAGTTATTGATAATCCCCTATTTACAGTAGATGTATTTCCGTGTCTGTATTGTATATCTTCCATTTCTTCAAAATAGTATGTAATCAAATCGCTATGCTTAGGTTTTTCTATCTTCAGTATTTCTACTTCTTCTACTGAATTAGTTTCAAAGTTATAAGACATAACTTTATCTCCAACTTCTAACTCGCTAATATGCTTGTAATAATCCTTACAATTAACTGGTACTGCTTCATGTACAC